CGTGTCGGGTATCGGCGTCCCTTTTGAAGACGTGAGTCTTGGTAGGTAATGAAACCGTGTCAACTGCTTTGACGAACTCCGTATTGGGACGCTTCGTAAGTCCGTCCACGACTGAGCTTAAAGCGTTCGTTTGTGATTCCGCTTGTCCTGCGTGACGTAGATTGTCAGGTTGTTGCGAAACCCCTTGTACGAGATTCGGTACGGAAGTTGTGATTAAAGGCATTACCTGTCAATGACGCGCAATACGTCGTAATTGTCGAATATGGTTCGGTCTGCGTTTTCGGAGTCGCTATCTACCGCCGTGGCTTTGGCGTTTATCTCGTCTCTCAAAGTGAATGATTCGATCTCAGGCGACCCAAGAAAGCGATTGGCAAACTTACGAGCAGCCTTGATGTTGATGTAGGTACGGAACTGTTGAGGCAAGTCTTCGAACGCAAGCTCGAAAGTTATGGTTACCTCCAAGTCTTCGTTAAAGACGTCGGTATGGTTCTTCCTGTCGTACAAAGAAGTACCGCGCTGTACGACGTCGATGTCCGTATACTTGTCGATAGGAGTATCGATCTTCAGCGTATTGGTCGGAAGAGAAAATTTATTGGAAGAGTTTCGTACCAACGGGTACTCAAACTCCGTATTGAAATGCCAGCCTTCGGATTGAACCTCGCGACTGACTTCGTCCAGCACGTTCAAAGCCATTACGACGGATACGGGAAGACTGCTTCCGCTAATCGTGTTTACGGGAGACTCGCCGATTACGCCGAGCATTGTGTTTACCGCTTCAAGCTTCGTAGTAAGTGCCATATCTAAAGTTTGTTATAATTATGGAAGTGAGGAGGAGCGAGGACAAAACGAATATGAAAAACCTCGCCCCTCCAACACAACCAAGAGGAAGCCTAAAGCTTACTTCTGCAACTCGATAGCAGCTTCGGGACGGAGAACTCCGTGACCCATAGCGTACTTCGCGATGAAAAGCGTACCTTGACGTTCGATCTGATACTCGGATTCGGTAGCAAGATCGAGCAACTTGACGGTTCCAACAGCCGATGGGTGAGCAACGATACCAAGCGAGTTGGTGAAGTTACCGTTGTATCCGCTTCCGCTGCCGCCGAATACGTCGTTGGACGCAGCCCCGTCGCCAGTAGCAGTCGAAGACAAATCGGTGGAAGGAATGTGAGTTGACTTGTAGATGTCGATTCCAGCAACTTGAGGAACAGTACCAGAAGCAAGAGAGCCAGAGCCTCCGACGTCTTTGTTCGCTGCGGAAGTCGAGATGACAAGAGAACCGCTACCGCCCGTGATGAGCTTGTAGTATTCTTTCGGACGAAGAACGCAGAAGCGTCCGTCGGCAGGAACGTCGTTCTCGTCAAGCGCTTGAGCAGCGGTGAAGAGAGCGGCGATAAGCTCTGCACCCGTAGGATCGGTGTTGTCAGCGTCGTCGGAACCATCGGCAATCGATCCCATTGCGTTAGCGGATACGTCGAGTACCCCACCGTCTTTACCACCAGTTATGGTAGCGGCGGAACGGGCGGCAGCGATGAATACCTTTGCAATGGCGGTATCGAAACGGACGGCAAGAGCCTTACCCAACTCGTTAGCGTAGACGCTGCGGATGTCGTAGTGGTTCTTGAGGTCGTCGATGGAACTGAGGAACGTAGAAGCGAGAAGGACGTCGTCGATGGTGATGACTACTTCGTTCTTCTTGATGTCGCTCAAGTAGCTGTTACCGCTGTCAGCGATGTTCTGCCCTGGAGTGTAGTAGGAAGCGGAAGCAATGCCCGTAACGGGGAACTGCGCGCTCTTACCGTTCTCGATGGTGCGCATCGTGTGAAGGTTCTTGAAAACGTTGTTTTCTTCGAACGTCGTGAGAATTTCGCCAGCAAACTTCTTCAGAAAGAGAGCGTCAACGTCTCCTGCTGAATTAATCTGACCGACGCGTGAGGGAGAGGTGTCTCCATTAGCCATGATTTATTGTCTCCTTAATTTGAGAATTAATGTTTAGAGTCGGCAGAGCGACAGCTCGTGGACTCGCTTGTGGTGTTTGACCTCAACGCGTCGAGTTCGTTCGAAGTTATCCCGCGCACGGGGCAACGACTAATGTCGTCGAGTGATGTCGAAAGTGTTATCGCCGACCTCCTGGGGTGAAGTAAAAGCCGACTATGAGAGGATAAATGCAAGTTACGGCAAAGAGGGAAATATGTCCGCTTGTAATTGCCATATTGGCTTGTGAAGCTTGAAGATCGATGAGTCCCCATAGGTATGAGTTTCGACCTTCTCCGTCAATGTTGGTTGTTGTGAGGATTGGAACACTCGGATAGACGGTGGTAAGGAGGGTGATTGCCGAGAGCGTACACATCCCGATAACAGCGAGCATACGCCTAGTACCGCGAACAAAAGCGCCGCCTTCTCCACCTGTAAGTGTTTCTTGAAATTTAAGTGCATAATCGTTATTCCTTGCTTCCCGTATCATTTCCAGTTCGTACTTCTGTTGACGGGCATCGACCATAGCGCCGAATACCCCCTTCAAGATAGATCCCATCGCAGCGGAACCACCGCCAGTCAGGAACAACGTCAACAGTTCGAACATGGTTAGATATTGGATACGGCTAGTCGTCGGTCCAACTCGGCATGATACGCTTTGTCTCCGCTCTTATAGCGAGGATCTTGCATAGCCCGACTGACTTCTTGCATCGATTGAAAAGGCATGGTCGAAGAACCAGTCGTACTGCCTGTGACGAGCTTAGGTGGATTACCGCCTACTTCAGCCTTGTAACGGGCGTACAAACCGCTTACCGCAAGCTTTGCGTGTTCGACCGCTCCTTCGGTAACAACTTCGTTAAAAGCGTTCATCTCTTCGTCGGACAACGTCTTGCCCGCCCATTCAGCCATTGCTTCGTAATCGCCGTTGGCTGCCGATTGAATTTGCGTAAGTGCTTTTTCAATTAGAGCTTCTTGACCCTCGACGTGTCTCTGTATTAACTCACGACTAATTCCCGCTTTAGCTAGAACTTCATACGTTTCGTCAGCAAGTTGACCTTCGCTTTCTCTATATTCGACGATAGCCTTATCAATAAGATTTTCAACAGAATGAGATTCGTCAGTTACTTCAGTCTCGTTTTCTACCTCTCCTTCTTCCTCTTCTTCTTGTTGTTGTTTACCCGCTCCCAACTTCGATTCAAGTTCTCCGTAAGCTTTGGCGAGGTCTTCCGCTGACTCAAACTTCTCTGGTAGCCATTTTGGGCGTTCTTGCTCGCTTTGAGGTTCTTCAACCTCCGTTGCTTGCTGTTCTTCGGGTTCAATCTCGTTAGGTGCTGGTTCGTTTATTTCGACTTTTTGATAATCTGCCATGACGTTTGTCCGTTTTTATTGTTTGGTTGTTATTGTTCAACAGGCTGTTCCTGCTGTTGTTGCGCTATAGCGTTGATAGTAGGCGCTACGGCGGGCGCTCCAAGCTTCATCATCATTTCCTGTTGTTGCGCTTGTTGCATAGCCATCTGAATTTCTTCGTCCGTCTTGATAAGTCCTTCGGTCTCGATTCCCAATGCGGTTGCACGGCGTTTGAAGTAATCGCTTACGTTTACGTATTGAGCGACCGCTTGTGGACCCACCACTTGATTCGCTCCTGCCAAGAACAGGTCGAGACGATTAAGATCGTTACCGCGGCCAAGAGCCTCGACGCCTGTTACGATGGTAGGCTTGACGATGTCCTTCGGAAGTTTAGGCAACCTATCCTTCTTGCTCATGCGATCCATAAGACGGGTAACGAGCGGAAGTTGAAACTCTTGAGACAAGATCGAGTAAAGCCCGCCAAGAGCCGCTTCGAGTTCTTGCGACAACATCCGTATTTCCTCGGCGGTTACGCGGTCTGCGTCCCTGACTACGGAACTGTTCAAAAGAAAGGCGTGACTGAGACGGTCTTGGATCTGAGCCATAACCGTTTGAGCTACGCGAAAGTCGTTGAATTTATTAAGTTGAAGTACCGACACGTCTCCTTCGGATCCCTGCACGATTGCTCCGTTAGGAGCTTCGGCAAGCGTACGCGCGCGAGTAGTGCCGTTTGGATTGACCATGAACAAGACCTTGGCGGCTGCTGCAGAACCTTCCACGATAGCCTTGGTCAACGATTCCAAGCTCTTCAAGTCACCTATGTATTCTTCGACAAAGCCACGACCGTAGTCTTCCCCGTCTATACGGGTATATCTAAGCGGTAACCACGGAGATTTGTCTATCGGGTATTCTCCGCTTGAGCTTTCGATAACGATTCCCTTGACGTCTTGCTTGACCACGAACTTGTCGCCTTCCCTACAGATCGACGTATACAGGTCGCAGTTGTTGTCTTTGGATTCTTTGTAAACTTCTTGTCGTACTTCTTCGGGAAGCATGAACGGAGCAACGGTCTCCTTGACGGCAATGTGCGTGACGTTCCCCATCGCATCGCGCTTGACTACGTAACGGTCGGGACGAAAGACCCGCATACCTCCTTCGTCGGGAAGATAAAGCAAGGCGTTTCCAGTAATCAACAAATTCTTCAGCGCTTCGAACACGCCGACTCGGAACGCTTCAACCTCGACTTCTTGACTTACGGCTCGTTCAACGTCGCTTAAAGCTCTCTCAAGATCGGTACGGAGTTGTTCGCCTCCTTCTTCGCCCAAGTCCGCTTTTGCCTTTTCAAGCTCGTATCGGTCGATCACCAAGCGAAAGAACGGCGAGTTAGGCGGTAACAACGCCATCAACAACTTGGACGCCAGATTGTTCACGCCCCTTGCTCCGATGCCTTGGTACGGCGTATAGTATTTGGTATGAGCGCCGTGACCTTCGGGCGGTAAGACGTATGGGATCGTCAGTTCAGACGAGGTACGACCTCGATCAAGGAACGACCACCGCAGTCCTTCGAGCTGAGTATAGAGGCTTTGAGCCGTTTCGTAATGCATAAAAGTTATAACGGATCTACAGGCGTCCAGTCTTCGTGACTGAGTACGTCCAAGATTTCCGAATGAGTTAATTCAACATCGTCTTCGTCGAGGAAGCTAGGTCGGTTTCCTTCGTACTTGATGAAAGTCTGAGAACCGTCTACTGAGTAACGAAGCGTGTCTGCCGAGGTTTCCATGACCTGACTGAAGTCGATTAAAGGGACGTCTACAGCGTCGATTATTACGTATTTTTTGCTCATGTTATGTCCGTGTAAGAGGTTCCGTAAACCGAGCTTATGTAGTTGCCTACAGCGTTCAAATTGGTAGTCGAAAGAGGTTCGTCGAAAACCAAGACTTCGTAAAGCCAACCTTTCAAATGGTAAGACGGGGTTTCAGTAGTAGAACCGAGCCTCATGTTTCTTGTGTCATCAAAGTTACCCGCAATCGCATTTGCAGTCTGACTAGAATTAAAGACGTTGGTTCCACCATCCTTGAATATCTTGTATGTGTTACCTGTTTTATCCGAAACGATAGAGGCTAACTGAGCGCCTGTGCTCGCAAAGTAACCCGTAGTAGCCACACCACTAAGACGGGCATTTCTGAAGACGTCGACATAAGCGGCTGAACTACCGTTGTATAACCTTCCCGTAGATCCACCCCCTATACCGACAGGTTCATACGCTGAGTCCGTGTCAGGCTCAAATAGGAAAATTGCCGTACCGTCAAAATTACTAAAGTCGCCTAGCATTCCGAGCATGAAGACGTCCATGTAATCGTCCGTGCCGTCGAAGTAAACCCCGCTAAGCGAGGTATTGATTTGGTTCGTGTTGAGGACAGGAGCATTCCCTGCAATTGCATGGTAGCCTCGTGCTTTGTCCGTCCATCGATAGACTTGTTCCGTGTCCGCTGGCGTCGTTCCGTCTGACTTGAACAAATTCGATTGAGCGGAGAAGTGCATCACGGGTGTCACCGTTGTCGAATAACTTCCGTTCAATGCGTAGCTTCCCGAAACATTGTTGTATTGGTGGACCCGATACTTGTTGTCGATATACGAATGGATGGTGTTAAAATCCGTGTCGCTTAGGACCGTGTTAAAAACCAAAACCTCCGAAATAAAACCGTCCAACTTGTAGGTTGAGTCGCCACACCCAATCTTCATCGCGCCACCTGTCGTTTGAAAATGCGATGAAGCGTAAGAAGTGTGATCGAATTGGAGTCGGTTGTTGTAGAAGATTTTGTAACTGACTGCCGAGTTATCTATCCTGAGACCGAATGTTGCGGCACTTCGATTCGCAGGGTATTTTTCATTGTATTGACCATTGACGATCCGAGTATTTAAGAAAGAGGAACTATATAACCCAGCTCCGCTGAAAGTCCTATCGTCACCTGCGTAAGAACCAGTATCGGTCAAAGAATAAGACCCATCGTTTTGCGGTTGATAAACAACGATCATCGTCGCGTCCTTCGCACTAAAATCAACGGACGTGAAAAAGTCGGAGTCGGACATGACGTCGTTTGATCCGTCAAATTCGACAGCGGGTTTTCCGTTCAACCAACTTGCTTTGAAAGTAGGTTGATTGGTTGCTTCGGTAAAGTCGTTCCCGTTTCCGCTTCGATCCCCCCAAGTTGCGACTGAAGCTCCGTCGCTTGGGTTGTTGGACGAACTGCTCCCGTCAAGGATCGATGCGTCCAAGTGAACCGAGGGTACGACGTCGATGCCATACTCGTCGTCTAAGTTGTAAGCGAATCCCGTATTTTCGTAATATTGCCATGAGGCTCCGTCGTAAACGTAGATGTCTTCCGTATCGGTTCCGTAGGCGATCACGCCCGTGGCGTCCCCTGTACGAGCCAAGATGTTTGCATGAGTGTCTCTCACGTCGATTCGGAACCCTCCTGCTACGGCAGGTTGGACGAATCCATTGAATGTGGGCAGAACAAGCGTCATTAACTTATGTCGGTTACGGTTATGCCGTGCTTGTTTCCAAGATAGGTGTTGACCGTGTTGACGTTTGCATCGGAGAGCGAAGCATCAAACACAATGTGCTCGAACAACCAATGCGGTGAGTAATAATTTAAACTTCCAGCGAACATCTTAATGGTCTTAGTGTCCTCAAGATAAACCCCTGATGGAGCAGTTGTGGAACCCGCTATATCAGCTCCACCGTTTTGGTAGCAAGTGGTCCTATTGGCCGTTGAGTTCGTTCTAAGGCAGAAAATATGCCGACTAGCAACGGATGCGTCTGTCACAACGCTCGTGGAAAAAGAAACCCCATTTGCGGACCCTTGCTCCGAACCGAACGGCAACCAGTTGTATACCAAGCTTCCCGAAGCACCGTTTATACGCATCCTCGGTTCGTTGGTGTTTGACGTTCCTTGAAGGACGAAGTGATTCCCTTCGGGCGACAATCTCCATACCCAAAAGATCGTGATGTTTGCGGCAGAAACCTCCGAGCTTGTTGTACCTGTAAAATCAAGTTGATCCGTATTTGAGTAGCATAAGCTTGATACGCTTCCGATCCCTGCCTCTTTACAAAGAATCGGTTTGTTTGCCGCAGTAGATTGGACAAAGTCGAAACCATTGCCAGAGCGGTCAGCAAAGCAACCTACTCTAGTACCGTCAGTAGTTGCCGCAGTCCCCTTGCCTGAGTCCGTGAAGAAGGAAGACGAATACGAAGGGTCCAGCCAAAGGTGAGGACTGAGTGCGGTTATGTCCGAATCATTTACCGCTTGACCGTCCGAATCGTACACCTTCCAATCCGAACCG